TGTGGCTTTTTCTGTGTTTTTTACTACATTTGGAGATTTAGCTATGAACAACCTTAACAAGATTGATGCAGACATTCGTCTTTACCGTGACTTGGTGTATGATATCGTTGAGAAACGACTCTCTACATTACCTAACTACCGTGAAGGTGATTTGCAACAGGGTTGGCTGGATAAGTCTTTAATGGACTTATTACCACCTGATTCACCGTTAGTCAAACAAGCAATCGAAGTAGATCCTGAAGATGTCATTGATAGAATCATCACTCATGAAGAGGTGATTAGATCATTGAATATTCCGAATCTTGCTTCCGATTATACGCGTGCTGACCTACGGCGCTTCGGTAAGGAATCTCTCATTGCTCTTGAGTCCACTTATTCCTACAAAATAGGAACATACTTAAGTGAAATCGAAGCATGGGGACCTCCTGGTAATACTCTTACAAACATTGTAGTAGAAGATTCTGCTATTGGTGCAAGTTTATGACTCAGGGCACTAGAGCTTCCGACACACGAACCAATGTAGAGTACTATGCTGGCCCCTATGGGGGATGGCAAACTGCTTTAATTGGTGAAAATTTCACTAAATCGTGGGTAGGAAACGACTGGGGCCCGGACCGTAAAAAAGAAGAACATGCTTATCAAATGTCATGTTCAACGACCAAAGATTCGTTAGTAAAAGGCTGGCATGATGAAATATTTGGCGGGTATAACCACGTCCAATGTGAATTCCCTGCTAGCTGGTTTACTAATTTTGGTCCGATACCGCTTGAGTTCGATAACAATAATGAACTCAAAATCTTAGCGAAGCTCGGCGATAAAGCGCGTTCCCATTCTTTTAATGGTGCGAACTTTATAGCTGAATGTCATCAACCAATAAAAATGATTGCTGATATATCAACTTCGTTAGCGGCTACGTTGTATGGTCTCCGAAAAGGTGATTTTACACGTGTTTCTGAAATTCTTGATGCTGCTAAAGAGTATGGTAAACCATACGCTAATGCACGTTCCAAGGAAATTAAGAAACTCATGACAGTCAGATCTCGGTCTGAGTTCTTCAAGGACGTTAAGAATAACATTATAAGCGAGGAAGAGATGGCTGCTCGCGTGCTGCAGTATCAGTATGGGATAAAACCTCTACTATCTGATATGCACGATGGAGCTGAAGCCATTTCCCGCGTTAATAATGATAAATATTTTCTTAACGGACTTCAGATGAAGGTAAAAGCTAAGCGGACAATATCTGCAACGGATACATCATATTACGCGTCTGGGATCACATCCCGATCTCGCGTTATTAGATGTACTCTTCGTGCAGTATTGAAAGCAAGGCCCGATTACCTGACTCTGTTACATGTCAACGATCCACTTTCAGCAGGATGGGAAGTAATGCCTTGGAGTTTTGTCGCGGATTGGGTTTTACCCATCGGGACATGGCTTCAATCATTAGATACCGTTCGTAGCTTTGAGTGGGGCGATTGTTGGCGCACCTTGTTTGAAGAGATAGAGAACAAATTTGTCGCCCTTCAAGGCGATATTTCTGGTGGCGTCATCACATTAGGTGATGGGGCATCATTAAAATTTGTTAACGTTTCTCGACAGATATACCCGATTGGTCTATCAACATTTACTCCACCTCTGCCAGAGTACAAATCCGGTATCGTTCCGGAACACTGGCTGAATGGAATATCTTTGTTGATAGGAGCTAAATCGAATATAGCAAAAACACTGAAGTATTGATTTAGGAACTTCAAACCTACTGTACTTCTTCTTTTAACTATTTAACGTAGGACAATCACAATGACACAAGCAGCCACTATCACTTTTAATAAGAGTGACAATGCAACAAGTGTTTCATATGCTGTTACAGCTAGTCAGATCGGAAAAACTGTTTGGCGCGAAACTGGAGCTGCGAATTTATTAGCAGCTACAATTCTAAGCGCGATAGTTCTTCCTGTGAAGAAAGGCTCTCAGCAGTTACGAAAACGCGTAAGCATCGTTACTCCTATTATGGAAACGGTTACTGGTGCGAATTCGTCTGGTTATACTGCTGGCCCTAAGGTGGCGTTCCTTATCGGAGCGAATATTGATTTTACAACCCACCTCAGAGCAACTGAAGCCCAGAATCTGGAACTCATGAACATTATTTACCGGTTATCTTACCCCGGTTTTTCTGATTATGGTGGCCAGATTTCAAAATTCCTCGTCAAAGACGAGTCAATTAACTAGGCTCAGTTAGGATTGTTTTTCAAGAATGGACATAACATTACATTTTAACTTTATAGGTAACATCATGAAGAAAAAAGAAAAACAAAATTCAACACAAAAAAACTAGGCGGTTCTATGACCTCTATAAAAGAAATGAAAGTGACGCTCTTACGAAAGAGTTGGCTTTATATTTCGCAAGCGCTTCAGGGAAATTCTCGTCAAAGCTTACAAAGCTTGTTGTTGATGACGATATTCCTGGGTTACTTGCTTGTAACATCCCTTATGACAACTACTCTCCTTCTGATGTTCGCGATGTTCAGTATGCCAGACAAGTACTTAGCTTATATGCTAAAAATGCTGATCTACGTATTGACGGCGTCAACAAAAGTCGGAATTGCCTAATGGGGTTTGTTACGGCTGAACTGCAGTGTAGAGCTACTAATCAACGGCTTTTCACCATTATGACATCGCATGAATGGTTATTCACGCGCGAGAAATCCGTAATTGAATGGGTTTCTCGGAAAATTATGTCTATATTAGGTGATTTGCCTGAATTAAGTAGTTTACCGCTGCAGTTCGGTCCTGGGTCAGCCGCTACCGGTGTGGGAACCACAATAAAGAACCTACGCGAGAAACTCGACGTAGACCCAGTATGTAGTTCTTCTCTATATCGCTCGCCGTTGATAGATGAAGTCATTGCAGAGATGCCAATGTACTTTACTTATCATCATCCTAATTCGATAAGAATTTCGAGCGGGATATATGGAGAGGTACCGAAAAATGCGAAAACATTACGGACGACTGAAACCCAACCCCAGTTAAATATGCCAATTCAAAAGGCATATGGAGGTTGGATTCGTCGGAGACTTCGAGCTTTCGACTGCGATTTAAACAGTCAATCGCTAAATCAGGAACTGGCCTTACTCGGGTCAGCCACTGGTGAAGTCGTTACCGTGGATGTGAAAAACGCAAGTAATACGGTTGCTATAATGGCAGTGTATTATGCTCTACAATATTCGGTAGACTGGTTCGATACGCTTTGGGCGTTAAGAAGTGACCGTTTAGAAATACATGGTCATTCTTATGCTCCTGAAGCCTTCTCTTCTATGGGAAATGGCTTCACGTTTGAACTAGAATCGCTTATTTTTTATGCGATTGCTATATATGCTACCACCGTAGCTAACGGTGATACAGGTTACGTAAGTGTTTATGGGGACGATATCATTGTTCCCACATGTGCTTATAAGGACCTCCTGAGTACGCTGAAACTGTTTGGTTTCGTTGTGAATGAAGAAAAAACATTTGCATCTGGACCATTCCGTGAATCATGCGGAAAAGATTACTTTTTCGGACAAAACGTTCGTCCGTTCTATTCCAAAGATCGGTGGACAGATGCTCGTATCGTGGGGTTGTTAAACCACGATTTCCGCCACTATAATCTCATCGATAGTACATTTAGGAATTATTTGGTTAGTAAATTAGAACCAACTAATATCTTCTATGGACCCGATGGATATGGTGACGGACATCTCATAACTGATGCTTCATATACTGAAATATCAAATATGCGGTCTTTTGGTAATCAACATTTCGTTGAATTACCTAGCGGTACTGACGTTGATCCTTTTTGGTATCACAATAGTGATAGAAAAAGTCGACGTAAGTATGATAAACATTCTAAATCTGGGTGGATCTTTTCTACTTATGTAAAGACTCCATTACAGGATGAAAATGTTTATGCGTTGGGTGATCAGTTGTATGCATTCTATCAACAGAGTGCATTGCCTACCATTCCCTATTGTAGTCCTACATTAGCGGAATTTCACTTTCATCAGTTTTTTGATGAAGGTGTATCTGCTGTTCATAATATAGGTCCAGTTCGAGAGAACCATGATCCTTATGTTGTGCGCGGCGGTTGGAAGGCAAAGGCGACTAACGTCTACATCCTTTAAA